GTAGATGGGTTTACATTTACCGCATTAGTACCAACAGTTGTGGCTTGTTCTACAGTTGGGGCTGCACCTTCAACAGCACCTTCGGCACCGCCAAGGCTACCAATACCACCACCAATAGCGCCTGTAACACCACCCATAAGAGCGCTTTTACCTACGTCACCACCTTGAATTGCTGCACTGCCACCACCAATAAGGGCACCAGCGCCAGCGCCAGCCAAAATACCAGCAGAGGTAGCACCCATACCAGCGCTCATTAAAAGAGGAGTAGCTGCACCAGCAGTAAAGTACATAGCTGCACCAGCAGCCACAATAGGCAGAATCTGCTCTAGAAAGCCAGCTTCGTATAGTCCAGTCTTAGGATTACGAGTTAGTGTCCCACCTTGGGACTTAGCCAATGCCTGTAGACCACTTACTTCTCGTGGAGACATATGAACTAGAACGGAATCATTACCCCGTCCTTCAGTTTCTAGGTGTTTTGCTATGTGGTGTAGGCTCATACTAGCCCCTTACAAGTTAATTTGATTGATTTTATCACTGATCTAGCTCCGATACAAAGGAAACTGTGGCTATTGCAGATGGGGCGGCAGGTCTAATTGGACTGGTTTGGGCAGGGATAGTCTCTATATAAACGGTAGAACTAGAGGTATGCCAAATAATCTCAAATTCATCTCCAGCTTGGGCTTCTACAAAGAAGTTTACAACTGCAATTAATTGTCCATTAGCACCAGTATGTTTACCTGGTACTGAAAAAACGCTATTACTATTATCAATATCTACATCATTCTTGCGAAACCATACATCAACATCATGAATAGTATTATTGTCGGTATTGGTAAACTGAAGACTATATTGGATGTTGTATACACCAGAATATGCAGGAATAATTAAAGAAGGTAAATTGCCAGATATTGTTGTACTAGCAGTAGTTTGGCTAGGGCTTACCAAATAAGTACCTTCATATCCCCAAGGGCGGAAAGTCACTGTGCCTGAGACGGCTCCAGTAAGAGCAGTATTGACAGTAATTGTAGTACCCACCACGCTGACAACACGGGTATTAGCAACAATCCCAGTACCTGACACAAACTGGCGGGCTTCAATCCCAGTCGCATCGCTAACAGTAAAGGTAAACAAGCCAGCGCCACCACCACTGCCAGTAGGAGTAGCAATAGCTGTAGCAGTTGAAGATAGCTGTAAATAGACATAAGTTCCGCTGGTAACGCTTGTACCAGATAAAAGCATTGAAGGATAAAACCGCCCCGAAGTAATAGCGGTAATGGTCATTGTAGTTGAGGCTGGACCAATAGACCCTGTTGCCGCTACTGTCCTAGACCCTATAGTTACACCCGATGCTGTTGAGGTTTGTCCCAATCGAACTGCATAAGGAATAGTTGTAGAACCATCATACTGGTTAGTTGTATCGTAGAAAGACCCTTGAGGGAAGTTTAAAAACCTACCCCCATTATTTTGCATCAGGTTTTGAGTTAGATTATCTATCTCATTAAAGTAAAGACGCAATACGTTACTAAATTGATCTTGAAAGCGTTGGTCGTAATCAACTGGAGCAATTGGTTGATTAGGTGCTTTTGTAGGTCTAAGGGTTTGAGCCATTACCTACGTCCGTCGTTTCTAATATCAATACGTGGGCTACCTAACTGCCAAGCCACACCTAAACCTGTAGATTCAATACGGAAAGCTAATTGACGACCACGTAAGCGAGTATAAACCTGACCATCAAACTCTTGAATAGTATACGCAGGAGCTAATCTATAGTCATCTTGGCTTTGTACTGATGGTTCATCTGCGGTGCCGTATGGAGTTCCTGAGTTCCTACGAGGTTTCACAATCATTGTTACCGACGGCTTATCGACATTCGACCCGTTAAAATTAACGTCAGGTAAAATGCGCCAAACAAAACCGAAGTTATGACCGTCGCCAATATCAAAATCAGAAGACTGTACATAAGCATAAATAGGCTCCGGAGTTTCGCCAGATTCGTCATCAACAGATGCTTCATGATAAAGAACATAGCCGTTATAGTCAGTTGCCATTGGGTATTGGCGAATACCAGAATCTAACCATGCAGTGCGTGCCATAGACCCATAGTACCAAACACGATCAAGGTAGTTATAAATAACATACTTATCTACAGTATCACTATTAGTTGAGCAGTAGAACCACCAAATCTCGTTATACCCTTCATTACCGCCAGCAAATACTTGGAATGATTGGTCTTTATTAATGTCGTTAAAAATATACTGACGTAACGAGCAAGGTAGCGTCTCAACTCGACCCGAATACATATAGAACTTGTCAGTTCCCATCCAGTAAGTTACGTTGTTAATCGTAATCATGGAATTAGGAGACATAACAGAAATGTTGTCCATCAGAATATTAAAACCCCAAACATAGGGAGGTCCTAAATACTGCATGGAGTATAGGCACGAATCAGTCCAAATCAAAATTTCTTGACGAGTTGCACGGGCTGCCATTGTGTAGGAGCCGTTAGATAAACGGAATTCACCTGATTGGTTTGTTACTGAAGGTATCCATTGGTATGGGTTTTCTTGATCTGACCAGCGAACAAGCATCGGGTCAAATGTAGTACCAGGAACATCAGGCTCGTATGGGTTTGCGCCAATTGCAATAATAAAACGCTGAATAGCAGAAGCTAAAACTTGATTAGTTTTTGAAGGTACATAGTCGCCATCGTAGCCAGCATTATCAGCGTCGGTAGCTAAATACTTAGCCCTAGTCTCAGGACCATCAGCATCTTTCCAGTAGAATATTGGACCACCTCGTGGAGCAATAACTAAGTCTTGTCCATAGTTATCATTAGACCAAAGACGTAACTGTTCAGAGACAGGTATGGTATAACCTTCACCCCAGCCAGCACGACCCCAATAACCTGAACCCCAACCAGTACCGATAGTATAAGTATCTTGACCAACAGGGAATTGATAAGCGGCTGTAACTGTACCACCGCCGTTGCCAGTATCAGATATGTTTGCAGTAGTTGCAATTTGAATAGTGTATGTATCTGTACCAGAATCTACCGATAGAATCTCAAACTCACGGTTTAGTACAGACGCAATAACGTTACCACCCAAACCAGAGGCACCAGAAAAAGTTACAAAGTCGCCCGCATTTGGGTTATATGTTGTATCTGTAACAGTAATAATGTCAGAACCATCAGTTGCCGTAAACGGTCCGTTAGGAGCTTCCAGTGTGGTAGATGTATGCACAATGGGTGTTACATCATAAAAGTAGCCACCACGCTCGATGTAGTACTTTTTACTTGTGCCAAGACCTAAATAATTTGTACCGTCTAAGTCAATCCAATTCCACATGGAGCGGCATACACCAACAAAGGAATTATTAGAAAGTCTTACCCAACCACCAATCTTTTCAGGAAAGCCAGAGCGAAAGCGAATCTTATCCCCGTCATACCAACCGCCCTCGTTTGAGTAGTCAGTACCTTCTCGGTTAAGACCGGGTCTAAATTGTAGTTTCTGTAATGGCATGGTTTACCCTAGTACTTGCAGCGCCTTTGCAATCTTGGCTTTACGGTCATCAATACCAATTAAACCACCATTGATACGTTTAGTCATTGTATCAATATCGCCAGCATCCGCTAGGGCATTTAGTCCTTTTTTGTTCCAGAACCACCCCGCAGACATAGCAGCATAATGAGGCTGAGCCAAAAGATCAGGTTGCCCAATAAGGTCAGCGCCAATTCCTTTTCCACAGTTGTCATAGTTTTCCTTGCCAGCAATTTTTGCCGGTTGTCTTGCATACTGGTCAGCAACATCTTTTGTAGGAAAACGGCTGGGCCAAGTCTTCATTAGCCCTTCTGCGCTGTAGTTGAGGTTTTCTTGTAACACCTTAAAATTAGCAGACTCATGAGCACACTGACCAATAAACGCTGCTTGACGGACAGGTGTATTGATTTCATACTTATCAAATACTGTGTTTAATGGTTCTAACCACTTCTCGTCAATACCTAATGCCTTTAACTGTTCGTTATTCATCCATTTGCCCAATCTTAATACCTGTAATTAAACCGATAAATCCGCCAATAATTGTTTGAAACGCAGGACCAACAATCGAAAACACAATATTGTCATCTACATTAGGGTCTACGATAGCTACTACAAACATACCAATCATGGCAACCACAACAGCTACTAAAGAATAGGTAGCTACTAATATGATGTGTGATTTATTTTCCATCTTCTTTAGCCTTTTCTTTCATGCCCATAATCTTCTCTAGCGTACGACCACCAAAGTAGAAGGACATGATTAACATCCCCCACTGCCCAAGCAGTTCTACATACGCTTTGTTAGTATCCATATCAAATGCGCTCATCATGGCAAAGGTAAAGTATCCTGCTAAAATGGCAATCAAAGTCATAGGTCTAATATTTTTAGAAAGCCAGCTATCAGATGCCATATCTGCTTCTTGCCGTTTTGTCAATTCTTGAGCTTCTGCTGTATCTGCCTGTAGCTCTGCCAATCGACCTTGCTGTTGTAGCTCCACTAGCTTGGCTTGTGCTTCTGCTTTTGCAGCTGGGTCTGTAATCACTTTATCCAGAATCTTCATCCCAACGCCAATGATGTCATCTATGCCAAACATACGAGAAGTCCCCCATAATTAAAACTGCCGCAAAAAGCCAAATAACTAAGGCTAATAAAAACCATATAAACCCCTGCTCATTCATTTATCACCCCAGACAATTACATACGCTATCCAGGCAGCGACTAGAAAGCACATAAACTGCACTCTACGAATGTTCTTTAAATCGCCATCGAACTGAGCTTTTTCTTTCTTTTCCAGCTCTTCAAGTTCTTTTTTAATCTTCAAGATTTCAGCCCATTCTTTTTCGCCTACCGCAGCATTTCTAAATTGTCTTAAGAAGTCAACTTTTAATTTGTATTCTTCTTCACTAATCAACTTACGCTCACGATACTCGGCTAAAGCCCTGTGTATTGCTAACCGCTTTTTTACTTCTGCTTCTCGTTTTGCCCTAAGTCTGTCGTTGGCTAACTGAGTTGCTACATCTAATCCGTCTTTCTTTATTGCCTCAACTTGTTTGGTAAGAGACTTTGAGCTTTC